GGTGATGCTTGAACCGTTTGTTAAAGCGATTGCCGATCCACGCTTCGTAAGTGAGACAGCACAGAACGCCATCTTTGCCGCGGCCAAACATGCGTGGGATCTTAATGAAATGATAATCGTAAGCGGCAAGCTGGCGCAGCAGCCGCTCGTTCTCGACCGGCGTTCGCTGCACCAGCATCTGCACACCGACCTGCACGAACGGGTAGCGGTACATGCGCTCGATGGTGCTGCGCGTAAGCCAATGCGGATCGATCGATGCGCCGTGCATCTCGATGATGCCGAAATCCTGATCGTAGTTGGTGTAGACGAGGCCGGCGATCAGCACACCATCCTCGCGCAAGACGCCAATGGTGCGCGCGTCATCGCCAAACTGGCGTACATGCGGGATCAACTGCGCAACGAACTGCGCGACAACTCTGTCTTCGCCGAATAAATAGCGATACATCATCACGCGCCTACGTTGTTGTAGTCCTGATAATTCTTGTAGATCGGGAACCTGCTTTTCAGCGGTGCCGTCTGCATCATCGGCGGCAGATTATTGACGTTGCCCAGACTTTTTTGCTGATTGTATTGGGACAAAGCCGACTGATACGCCTGAATGTCGAATGGCTGGCCGTTCTCGTCCAGGAACATGCTGTTGTCTGCCGCAGCCGGCGTTGCCGCCGCCGTTTGCGCCGCGGTGTTAGCCGTAAGCCGCTGCGCGATCGCATCACGTCGCGCGTTGAAGTCGTACTTGCCGCCCTGCGCCAGGACACGCAGCGCCTCAGGATCAACAATGCCGCGCTGATCGCCGTACACCTGCGTCAACGGGATCGGTCCACCATAAACGCCATTGCCGGCGCTCATCGCCGACGGACCCTGGAACGGCAACGGCATGCGTGTTTGATCGATGTTGCCGTAGGTCACCGGATGGTTTTCCGCCTGCCATGTGGAAACGGCGTTCTCTGACGCCGGCAGGCCGTGAATGTAGGCCGGCGCAAACAAGCCACCCATCGCGCCCTGTGGATTGTAATCCTTGTACAACCCCGCCAGGACAGAGGCGTTGTCGGTCGGAGCTGGCGCGTCTGCTGGTGTATCGACCATAGTCTCGTCCCTAGACGTTGACGCCTAATCGCTCGAATGTCGCGGCGACCGAGATCAGCTCCACATTCGGCCGCGCCGCCTGCGCCACCGTCACCTGCACCACCGGCGCATGCGAAAACCCGGTTTCGCCGACTGATACCCAACCGGTGTTCTTCACCACAGGCAGCGCCAGTGACGGCTGGTCCCACAACGCCGTATCCCACAAGCCCTGATCCCAAACATCCGCCACGCCAGGATCCGGCCCCGCCGGTGGCGGTTGTGGGACGCGGATATCGTAGTCGGTGCAGGCGGTGATCTGCGGCTGGAACGGTTCGGCACTACCGGCTGTGAACGAGGCGCGCGCCTGGTGCCAGACGCACTGCGCTGCGGCCGATTGAAACATCTCCCAGCCACCAACCAAGGTGGCAATGTACGGCTTGCCGTCATCGTAGCCGGTACGGTCGGCCTGCATGATGATGCCGTCTTGCGTTCCAAAAAACAGGTTGCCGCGCGTATACATCCAGCAGGTGGCATCGTAACCGACAAAGCGACACCAGGCGCCGCTTGAGGAATTAGCGACCAGGCAATGGCGGTCACCCGGCGCGCCGCCAGGGACAGCAACAAAGACGCCGCCGTACTCGTCCCACTTTTTTAACGTCCACGGCGCGGCAATCTTGGCGGCCACCTCTTGCCGCCACAACGGCTTGATCGTGCGGGTAACGGCGGCCAGCTCGAGCTGCTCTGCCGTCTTGGTGATCGCCTGTGAAATCGGAATGATGCCGTCGACCGTGGCGATGAGCAGGTCACCACCGATCGGCAGATGCGCGTTCTTGCCCATGGGCGGGCTCACCGCGTAACGGCCCTCCTGACGCCAGTTGGTTGCCGTCGACGGGTCGCTACCAGAAAAGATAATCAACTCACCCTGGTCGGTGCAGAAGACGCACTTGTCATCGATGCCGTCGCCGGCGTCGATCGACCAGGCCGCACCAAACAACAGGTTACCGCCTTTAGTCGTCGCCCCAGACAGCGGGATCATCTGCAATGCGCCCTGCACGGCATTGAGCGGCAGGTACCAGGCGTTCATGCTGCCGCCTTCAATGAAGAACCACCTGTTTCGGTACTTCCAGACGCAGGTAAGGTTCCTGCCGGCAACAACGGTAGATCCTACCGGACCAGTAATCTGGCCGGCATTGAAAACTGTCCAAGTCGTGCCGTTGTACTGCAGCGGCGCATCGCCGGCGTCGTTGACGGCAATGAGATAATCGCCGCCCTGGTTGGCAAGTTGCGAAGCGGAATAGTTGCCGGATCCCTGACTGTCTTTAATCAGCGTCGGCGTTCCGCCAAAGGTGACGTCATAAAGTTTTGTGGCATTAGCGGCAAACATCTTCTGCACGTCGGCACTGAGATACTCGAAACCAGAAATGATCGGATCTTCTTCGGGCAGCACAGCCCACCTCTCGCAGCCGCCGCGCAACTTGACGCCACGCAATGTCGGCACCCAGTTGTCGCAAATGATGGCGGCACCCGGCTGCATGAACGTAAAATTTTCGTTCTGGATAATGCCGCGCGTCGGCGCCGCGATCGTCGTTGTCTGCAGCTGCTGCGCCATCTGCGGCGGCACTGCCTGGCGCTTGAAGGCCTGGACAATGCTCATGACGACGGCACCGGGAAGGGATAGGCGGTACTGGCGACAACGCTGGCAGAGATCGGCTCACGACCGACCAGGATCGGCGAAGGGCTGTCGTTGCCCATGGCGAGCAGCATAGCGTCGCCGTAGGTGCCAAGATCCTCAGAATAGGGCGAGCCTTTCTGCGCCTTCCACTGCCAAATCATGCCCAGCTTGAGCAACCGGTCGCCCAACAGAAAGCTGTCGTTATCAGTCAGGAAGGTTTCACCAAGGCCGCCGCTCGCCAGAGCGATGGGGTTCTTACTGAGGTAGGCAAACGTCGCCGTGACGCCAACCGGCATCGGCGGGTGGATATGCATCTGGCCACCGTAGATAATCCACTCGCCGCGGCTATCGTAGTAGCCACGCGCGCGGCGCTGCATCCATTCATCCAAATCGGGAAAGAAGCGCATCGGTGACATCGGCGTGTTTGATCGCCAGACGTTCGCCGTAAGCAACATGCGTTTGAAGTTGGCCGGCAGATTAAAGGCTGTCGTGCCTGGATTAGTTAACGTGGCATCACCAGGAAACGATACACTCTGTTTGAGCTGTTGCCACTCGCGCGTATCGTAAGCGATGCGCTGCGCAATCTCGTTAGCGAGCGCCAGCATCTCCGCCATGGTGCGGTTGCCAGCGATGCTTGCGAATACCGACGTCGGGATGGTGACCCCAACAGGCGTGCAAACATCCCTGACAACCGTCAACAACGACATTCGTCATGCGACTTTCTGCTGGGCCTCTGTTGCCATTCGCACTAGCGTCTTGCGGTTCAGCGAGCCATGCGGTTTGTGACCAGTGTTGGTCGTAACGAAATCACGCAACTGGTCGAGGGTCATGCCGGCAAACTGATTATCACCATCGACTTTTTCACCGGCGTTGCGGTCTTGATGCCGCTTGAGGTCTTCTTCGATGATGGCGTTGCGCGCTTTGAGCGCCTCCAGCTCTGCCGCCATGGCCAGGTTTGGCGCGTTGCTCTTGCTCTCGGCGATATACTCTTGCGCTTTGTTTTTCAGATCTCGTCCGCCGTGTCCGAGATTTTTGAGCTCTTGGCCGTCAACATGTGCCAGCGCCTCCAGAGTGTAGATGTTGAGGGCGCGTAACTCGGCCCGACGAGCCTCTGTAAGAAAGGGCACATGCGCCAGCGGCGTCCCCGATTTGGTTTGCGCTGTCTGCGCCTTGAACTGTTGATACTGCCGGCGAAACCGCTCGGCATACGTCACTGCCGTCTGCTCGCCCGTCTCAAAGTTTTCTGACCAGTGCGAGAACGCAGTCGCTGGAAACACCGACATATTGCGTGAGCCAGGAAAGCGGATCTCGACAACCTCGATATCCTCGTAGATCGGTCGGCCCTCCTTCAGGGAGGCGGCCTCGTTCTTTTTGGCAAAGTTCTTAAACAGAGCAACGACGGCGGCATCAGGATCTCTTGCGGGCATTCTGCATTCTCCCTTGTGAAGAGGTCGCCGCCGGCTGAGGGCAAGGGACACCCTTGAAGACGACGACCTCCGTTTACCCAGCCTTACGCGGCCGGATTACTGTCATAGAGCCGCCAGTTAAACATCGGATTGACCTGGGTGAGTTCACCCATCCAGCCGATGAACTGCGCGATCGCGTCCTTATCGATCGGCATCTGACCGTCGCCATCGAACAAGTTGTCGAAGTTTCTGTTCGGGTGATACCGCATGCGGAAACTGTCGGTATTCAATCCGAATGTGGTGTTGGCCGGCATGTTGGAGCCGATGCCGCCGTCGAGCACGATCTCGGCGCGCTTACCGCCACCGATGTATTCGATCGCACTGAAACCAAGTTGGCCCAGGCTGGTCGAATTGGTCTGCCGCTGGATGGCAACAGTCGCCGCATCGTAAGCCGCGTAATGCTCGGGCGACATCACCAGCAGGTCGGCGTAATCCTTGCCGCGTGACTGTTTGGTCATGACGTAGTTGAGCATTGGGCGGATGGTCGTCGCACTGACCTGTGTCGAGCCGGCCAGGAACGAGTTGGCGTCGTAAGTTTTGGTCTGCCAAATGACGGCAGTGGCGCGATCAATGCCGCCATAGACACCGCTGTTAGTGACGATCGGCACGGCGGTGGCGAGGCCAGTGATCTGCTTGCCGCCGTTGGCGGTGCCGTCACTGTAAATTGCCGCGTCCATTGTATCCTCGAGGGCGCGTTCGGCAGCCGCGATGTAGCTGTCGTAAACGTCCATGAGCTGGGCGCTACCTTCGTTGTTCAAGATCTCCTGCATCGACAGGATGACCGGAACGACAACCATCTTGGGATCGAAGTAGGCATCGTTGAACAGATCGAGTGCCGGATTAAGCAACTGATCATAACCACTGTACCACTGCGCGACCTGCTTGGAGATCTGCAGCGTCTGGCGAATGCGCGGGCCACTGTAAGTGTGCCAGAGGCCCTTGCGCTTCATCACCGCAAGCATTGCGTTGTTATTGGAGACGAGATCTTCGTAGCCGCTCGAGCGGTCCTCGAGCGCCATGCTGAGTATCTGTTGATACGCAGCATTCGTGTTGATGTTTGGCATTACGCCACCTCAGATTAGACGCCGCCGTTCACGCGCGTGATTGCGCGTTGAATAGCTTCGCGTCGGCCAACTTGCTTGTCGCCCTTGCGCTTGACCGGCGGGCCGTCTGAGGGACCGCTATCGGGAGCGCCATGGATCGACTTGTCGGATCGGGTCTGAGCCGGCGTGTTGCGGGTCTGAGCCGCGTGTGTTTTCGGGGGTCTTAGCCGGTATGCACGTTGGTAGGCCTCTTCCAGGCTGAAACCAAATTGCAATTCCTGCTCGATTAAATCCCCTAATTCATCAAACCCTGGGTGGCTGTCGGCAAAGACGTCGACCTGCGACCGGGTGTGATTGAACCTGAGGCCAGTATGCAGCTCATTGATCGTAGATTTCAAGTCGGCCACCTCACGGTGGAGGGAGCCGATCTGGTGCTGGGCTGCCTGCTGCGAGTTTTGCTGCTGCGTCAGCTTATGCTGCTCGGGACTTTGATTGAGGATGTGGTAGGCGACATCGCGTAACGAGATCTTCTGGCCGTTCTGGGTGCGCAGGTTCAGGTTGTTGACGATGACGTCGAGGCCACCGACCAGGTCGGTGCGCAACTTCTGCTCCATCGAAACGTAGTTGGTCAGCGCCTTGTCGAGCGTCGTCCCGTGTTGCGTCGCCATCTCGTGAAAGTGGCGTATGCTGTTCATGGTGTCGTGGTCGCCGCGGAGCGTTTTGTATGCGCCGTCAAACTCTTTGGCCATGCGGTAAACTTCGCCGCGGACGCTTTCGGGTGCTGCTGACCACTCTGCTTTACCGGCCTCGTTCCAGCGCCCTGGCGGCTCTCTATAGGGCGCAGTCTCGGGAAGAGGCGCGACGGGTTTTTTCGCAATCTGCGGAGGCTGCGTACCAGCAGGATCCACTGGCGCTGCAACGTCTGCAGCAGGCGCTTTTGCAAAACGCCCGCCCTCCCTATGCCGCTCTTGCGGCGGCTTACGCAAATCTAGCGGAGCCTCGGAGGGTTTCGCCTCCGTCTTCGCCGCTTTGCGCGGTGCTGGGGTTTTCTCCTTTTCTGGGGTATTTGCCCGCTCAAACGCTTTGCGAATACTTTCACGGCGGGTTTCAGGCCTGCCATGGCCTCGATCCAGACCATCAACCGGCTTTTCTGGAGCCTGATCACCCACCGGCTGCGGGGCGTTCACCGGGTTCTGATTGATGGGGACTTCGTTGGCGGGAGCAGATGGCGCAGAGGGTGGCGCCGCCGGCGCGATATTCGTGTCTGACATATTCGGAACCCCGAATTGATCTAGGTCAAATGCCTAGATCGGTGACCAGCCCTATATTTATCCAGTGCAGTCTTCAGCGACTGACGGCGCTTTTCTTTCTCTTCCCGGCTGTCAGTCGCTCTTTTCTTCGGCTTGAACTTTTCGGTGCCAACCTCGATGAGGCCATGCGCCCGACCAACAGCGCGAAAGGCTGCCTTGCTCGTATAAAAGCGGCCGTCGACCTGTTCTGTTGGATCCATGATGTCGCTGATGACGTAAGGCCGCGGCAGAGCACTGCGCGCCGGTGAAAAGGTTTCACGTGAAACCTTCCAACGACCGGGCTCGACCTCAACCAGCTTCGACATCCATCACCCCGCGACGACTAGCGCGCGCGTATCCGCCGCTTCTTGGCCTTGGCCTTCTTTTTGATCTTGCCGTTGGCCTTGCTGGCCTTGGCCATTTTCGCCTTGGCCTTGCTCGCCTTCTTAGCCTTTTTCTTGGCCTTTTTCTTCTTCTTGCGTTTTGGCGGGATCACCTCGGACCCTGGCGGCTCGTTGATACTCGGAATATTCGTCTCAGCCAGCACCGCCGGCGGAGTTGCCGGCACGTTTTCTGGATCTCCACGCATATCAATCTCCCTTGGGTTAAGTTTCCTACCACCTGCCAGGTATTGCATACATTTTGCGACCAAACTCCAGCGCACCTGGATCTCCAAAGTCTGGCAGATGGAAGTCGTTGTCTCTGTAGAACGTGTCGTACCCGGTAAACCTAAGCGCAATGCGCTCGGCAGGCATCTTGTAATTACCGCGGCGCAAGACTGCCGCCGTACCTGTGAATACAAACTGGCCGGTGCCAACCGGCAGGTTTCGGATCCTGATGAGCCCAGTGTCGCTGCCGCTGAAGACAAACGACACCGGCGTGGCGAGCAGGACTGCGTTGGTGTGATAGACGAGACCGGCGCCGTAGCCGGTGAGCGTGAAAGCGCCAGTGCCGGCGGCCAGGGTCAGCTTCCTGACCTGGATCAGATTGGCAGCATTGCCGGTGAGAACAAACGCACCAGGCGCCGCCGTCAAAACACGGCCGCGAAGTAGGCCAGTACTGGTGCCGGCGAGAGTGAACGCCGCCGCCGTTACCGACAGCCTGCGCGCAGCTCGCAGTCCGACAGCCTGACCGGTCAGGATAAATCCGCCGACCGCCGCCGGCAGCGTGTAGTGGTTGACCAGCGAACCGTAGACCAGGCCAGCGTCTTTGCCGCTGAAAACGAGAGCGCCTGTCGCAGCAGGCAGGGCGCGGCTGCGTACGAGGTTCGGATTATAGCCAGTGAATAAATGCAGCGAACCGACCTGCGATGCGTCGATCCTGCGCGCAGCTCGCAGGCCAGTGCTCGTGCCGGCGAGCGTGAACATGCCGGTCGCTACCGACATGCCATGCTTGGTGATAAATCCGGTGCTGATGCCGGTGAGGGTAAAGATGCCTATTGCAGCTGACAGGACGCGCGCAGCGCGCAACGCAACAGCTGGCGCTGCCAGCGTGAATGCACCGGTCGCCGCCGTCAGCGTGTACGAGCTACCACTGACCAGTGGTGTCGCTGTCGCACTAACCTGAGTGCCGTAAACCGTGAACTCGAGGGTGTTGGTTTCGTGAACCAGCACACCGCCGATCGGCGTGGCGATGACATACTGGCGGCTGACTGCAGCTGGCGGCTTTGGCGTGTAAGTTAGGGTGGTGGCAACGCCAGTAAGCGTGAATGCCGCTGGTGCCGCCGGCATTACGGTGGCTACCCGATGATAAACGAGATTGGCGGCGTTACCGGTAAACGTGAGTGCGCCAGGTGCCGCCGTCAGGACATAGGCGGCAGCGCCGGGCTTCTTACGCAGCCGCGTCGGCCGAAACATCGCATAGGGATCGGCGTAGAGATCGGCTACTTCCTTTGCCGACATTCCCCGCTGCCAAAGCATGACGTGATCGACATCGGCATCTGGAATGCGTGACGGAGGGCCACCGACATACGAGGCCAGTAGTCCACAAACCTGAGTGTTATCTGTCGGACCTGTGGTCGTTACGACTGACGCAACAAGCGCACCGTTGACGTAAAGAGCCCACTTCGCACCGTCGAACGTACCGACAACGTGATACCAAACCTCAAGACTATGAGTGTTTGGATCTGTGACTGCTATTCCATTGTCGGTGGGATTATACGTCTGAAATGTAAAGTTTCCGCCGTTGGAGCGAAGGACGAGCGGTTCAGTCGCACCGTCATAACCTTTTTGAAAATAAGTACTCCATGTCGCGTATGAGTGCTCTTTTGTCAGCGCAGAAACAGTGACCGGTCCAACCGCTTTAAAATGCGGCATCGTACCTAAAGCAAAAGACATGCTTCCGGCTGTGTGATAGGCCCAACCACTCGGGCCGGGGAACCACTGGTTAGACGACATCCCGGCAACGCCAGCGCCGTGCGCCTCGCAGCCAGACGAGTCGATGGCAGTGTTGATTGATCCTTCAGCAAACAGCCACGCGCCCCTCAAACCCTGCGCGAGCGGATGCCCCCTCTGCAATCTCGGGAAGGGGGGCTTTGCTATCGGCATTTACAACGCCGTGATGTTTGAAACGTCCGCGTCTACAGTTACGTTTGAGCCGCCAACATTCTGGCCAGCGATAAGACGAACAGCGGCAACACCCGGCGGAATCTCGACAGAGAAATCACGAGCAAAGTTTGAGCCGTTAGTGTCCCCCACCATTGGGCCACCAAACGCCATCGCCAGCGTTGGTGAACCGGCATTCCAGTTGTTAGCCACCTGCACCTGAACCTGTGCTGGCGTCGTTGGTCCTGTAGTGCCATTAGTGAGGCGGAAGTCTAACTGCGCGCCATAGCCACCAGACAGGTCAACCCACGAACTTGTCGTCGGCCCCGCGCTCGCCGTGAGCACCTGCGCGGCCCAAATAGAGGTTCGTACTTTTGTTGCTGCCATAACTGACCCCTCAAGGCGGTAGCGGTGTGACCGGCGTAGCCGGAATAATCCCGGCCTTCACAAGATCGTTTGGTGTTATGGCAACCGGATACCCGGCCGACTGCCACCACGGGATTGTCGGCGTGTCATACTTGTCGGTGTACGGCTTGAGATTAGTTTGCGTTTTCGAACCAGCTGGGAAAGTTATCAGCCACAGCGCGCGCATGGCGCCGCCGAATGAGAAGTCGACAGTCGCAATAGCCAGATTTCGCTGGATCGGTGCCTGCTTTATATTGGTCAAAGCATCGTACTCACCGCGATCAGTGCGATTATAGATCTCGCTCGACGGCACCAGCATCTTGATCGCCGGACCGGTCGCCGTCTGCGCGTTGACCCACATCAACTTTTGATCGTTGGTGCCAGCCGGTGCCTGCGCCCACTTAGCAACCAGTGCGTCATAGTAAGCCATGTGTCACCCCTAACTCAGCGTGATCATCGGATCGATGTAGATGCCATTGAGCGAAGCCTTCGCCACTTTCGGATAGACCGTAATCAATCCGGCCATTCCAATGGTGCCAGTGGTGATCGTCTGCTTGAAGCGCCACATCGCCTTGAACGTCGCGCCACCATCAGTCACCGTTCCACCATCCACGGCGGATGCGTAACCACCCGGCTCACTGCTCGCGCTGGTGCCAGCAGTCGTACAGACAAACAAACGCCCGGCATTAGAAGCAACCTTCCTTATATCGCCTACACTGTAAGCGGTACTGTTTGCGCGCGACGTTGCGCAATCCCACGCTACCGTCGATGCCGTCAGTGCTGTAGCGCCACCTAATGGCGATGGTTTTGTATTGCGGTGATAAGTGCCGGTTGGATATGAAGTATTCTCCAGCGCCTCAACATCGAACCAGACATCGTCATTATTCGGCAGCGCAGAAAAGTCGCGCGGATCAGCAATGCCTTCGACAGCGACGTTGACGGCAGCGCCGGTTGTTACATTCCAGATTGACAACGGCAGCAGTTTGAACTGGAAGTGCCACAGATTGTTGGCGTTGGTGGTCACCAGCCACGAATACGGAGTGCCCTGCGATGCGCCACTGGTTCTAAACACAGATGCTACGGTATGTAGCTCGCCACAATAATCGTACAGATCATTCTTGTAGTTAGTCGCACCGCTGTCACAGTTGATAACATAGATTGAATTTTGCTGCGGACGCAGCGCAGCGGCCACTGTGAACAGACCTGTAATCGCCGGAAGTTTGCAATCTTTAAAAATGAACAGCATGTTGCCGTTGCTGTTACTTGATGCGAGCGTCGTGCCGGAAAATGCACTGAAATCACATCCTTCAAATATCAAATTGGAGTTGGTCAAACTTGGCAGAAATAATTGAGAAGGTGATCCGCCGGCAAACAAAAAAGTGCAATTTATAAGTTTTTTCCACCCGCTAACGATAGGCGACTGCGCTGCGTTTTCGCACGAAAACACACAATTTTTAAACTCTTGATAGGCTGAACCGGCTGCCTGAAAAATCCTTTGTAACGCATTTGTCCCCCGGTTCACGAACGAGCAGTTTTCAAACAAGAAAGTATTGGCACTCTGCGTCAGGATGGCACCGGTTGTTGTGCTGTTGCCGATAGCGCAAATGACGTATAGCCCGTAAATATGTCCGTTACCGTTAAAAATAACATTCGCATCCCCCGACACCATTCCGCCGGTCGCCGTTCCGGTTTTTAGATCGGCAGAAGTCGGAGACGCCTTGGTATGGTCAACAACCCACAGATGGTTTGGCGTGGACGTAGTGCTGAAACCGGGGAAGTTAAAATTTAAATTGGTGGTAGAAGTAAATTCCGTATGATCGTCGCCAACAAATACGTTGTCAGTACCGGCCACAATTGGCCGCGCCAGACACGCGGCCAGCGTCAGGTAGGCATTGGCCCACGACGATCCGTTTCCCGCCCCGCCTGCTCCGCTGGCGCTGCTGACAAAATAATTCGCCATCGATGACCTACTGCAGCGTCAGCACACCGTTGGTGCCGTCGAAGTCGACGGTGAAGGTTTCGGTGTCGTTAAGCGTGATGCTCGAGCCGTAATCGTACGAGCCGACCACCTTGTTCGATGCGCTGCTGTTGTAGAGGACAACGTAGCGGAACGGCCCGATCGTGCCGCCCGCCGCGGTGAACACGCTGTCGGCCAGCACCAGCTTGAAAACACCGCTCGATGTCGCCGCGCTCGAGGTGGTGAGCGTGTTGCCGCCGGCGGTGTAGCCGGATCCTGCTGCCGGCGGCGGTGCCACGGTCGTATTCCACACCGTGTCGGACGCAGGCGTCGGTGCGGTATTGGTGAGCGCGGCCTTGAACACGGCCGTCTGCAGGTTGTGCCCCCCTTTCGACACTTCATCGATGAACGTGTTGTATTTGACGAAGGTCGCCATGATCTCGTTCCCCTATTTGCGCGGCCGTGGCTTGTTGCTGGTTCTGCGCTTGCTCGTCTCTGTGTCGGCCGCCGGCTCTGCATCAAACGTGAAGTCCATTGTGTTGGACAGCATCGCGCCGTTGCGCACCTGCACCGGCACAACATCAGCGCCTTTCCAGACCTCCATATCGACACCGGTCGACAACGTGCCGTCCTCTTCGTTGAAGGTTGTCGGCTCGTCATGACCAGCAAACACGATCACGCTGGCAGCACTAAAGCCCTCGCCCTCAACATCGAGCGTGAAACTGTCGTCGCCGATCGTGGCAACGTCTGGCACTAGCCCCGTGACATTCGGCATCACATCCGGTTCAGGTTGGTCCGGTATGTTGCTGCCAATCGTCGAGCCTTCCGGCTCATTGATGCTGGCCATGCTGCCCTGGCCAGCGAGAGGTGTATCGCCTTTCGGCTTGGGATCCTCGGTCATGTGAATGTCCAGTTCTGTGGGGCTGTAGTGACGCCGTTGGAGGTGACGGTCACCGGCACGGTGCCGGCCGTCGCCTTCTTCGGTGCGTTGGTGACAGTCAGTGATGTCGCACTGACGTAGTTGGTTTGATACGGAACACCGTTGATGTTGATGACACTGGCGCGATTGAAGTTGGTACCGGTTGCCGTGAGCAACGTATAACCTGCACCAGAGACATTGCTGGCGCCAGATGCGCCGGTCAGCGTGGGCACAGCCGTCCCCGACAGCGTCGAAGCATGCGAGGCATTCGGTCCCGCCGCGAGCGTTGCCGCGGTTTGCACCGGGCCACTACTGACCGACGCTGTCGGACATTCGGCGCGACTGCCTGGAGCCGATACCAGCGTCTCGGTGCCAGCGCCTTCATGCGCCACACTCGAGCTGGCCGGTACGGCGCCGACGTTGTTAACCGTCGTACCCGTACCAGTGCCAGGATAGGTGCCTTCGGTCCCACCGGCGGTGGTCGCCGAACCAGACGCCAACGCCGCAGTGTTTGCAGCAAACGTCGTCAGCGGACCAGCCGCGCCGTCATCGAAATAGGGCGGCGGAAAATCTTTCGGATTGACGCTGCTCCAGTTCTTTGGGTCGTTCATCGTGTTCTTGGTGAAGTTTGGCACGTTGGTTGGTGGCGTCCCGCCGGTGCAGGGAAAATTGGTTGGCGGTGTCGGATTAGGCGGTGTCACGGTTAGTGCGCTTTGAGCCATGCGGCCCTCCTATGGTTAGTCGTATTGATCTTGCCGCGCCAGGTCACCCATAGCGCCACCGGCAACAAGGCCGCCTGCCGTGAACAGCGGGAAGCCTTTCTTGAGCGCCATCTCGCGCAGTTGCGGGGTGATGGTGACAGAGTGGACGATCGGCGTCGTTTGCTTAACGACATCGGCTTGCCGTTGCTTCAGATAAGCCTCTGCCAATTCCCTGTTGTTAAAATCCCTCAACATGGTTCCGTTCTGATCGCGCACGACCCAAGGGCCATGACCTTCCATGCTAAACTGCGGAATGGTGCCGCCCAATTGAGCCTGCTCAACCCTCGCCCCATGCTTCTTCACCAGCTTATTGACCGTGGCGGGCAGGATTTCGTCATAGAAGCCCTTCATGCCCTCGCCGCCAACTTTGAGGTCAAGGCCGGATAGTTCACGCACAGGACCATGATGCTCGTGCGCCAGCAACCGCTTTTGATTTACTTCGTCGGCAGTCTTGTTCAAATATCTTTCAGCATAGTCCAAAGCCTCACCTTCACTGCCAACCGTGCCTTTCCCGATATTCACCCCGCGACCATCTGGATTTGTAACGTGATACTGATGCTCGGACTGCTCGACTTTTAAGTCACCACGATTAACGTAAGTCAGGCGCGAAAAGTCTTTCGGCGTCTGATCCAGCATCTTTTGCGCGACATCCTTGCCAAGATAGTCTGCTAATTTCTCCGGGGTCACTCCTACTTGTGCAATGACCTCCTTGCCATTGTGGTCGAAGGCGTGAAGGTAATCGTTATTGGTGTAGCGTACCTTGCTAACCTGCTTGCTCAGATCATACCGATCCGCCTGCACACTGCCCGGCGTCCACGCCACCTTGTCGTAGCCCTTCTCCGCCGCCTCGCGGATGACGCGCTTCATGGCGAGATCGGGCCAAGTGGTTTTGAACGGGGCGTCGGGCGGCCCTTTCGACACCACAACTTGACGGTCATGAACTAAATTCCACCATTTGGTTGCCAGATTATAATCACCGCCAGCATCAGTGATCATCTTGGATGAAATGTTGTTTGGGTCTTCACTGATGCCTAATTTGCGAATTTCAGGCATCAGGCTTTCGGCTTCTGGCGTGATTTGTAGGCCATACCCTTCCCGCTTGCCCTTCTGGTGCCAATCGCTCTGCACCTCCTCGACAAACAGCGTCTTCTTGCCGTCGATGACGCGGTCGTTGGTGCGAATGTGCGCGAGGATGTTGGGTTCGTCGAAGTGGGAGGATTTGAACGCGCCGCCAGTATCACCATAGGCATTGATCTGATTATCGATGTAAGCGCGTTCAGCATCTGTCATCGGCATTTGACCAAGCGGCTTGTCGCCGTACTTTGCCTTCAGCTTGTCAACAGCCGCAATGTAGTTGTCATTCGGCGTCGGCAACGTCAGCAGCGTCTCCCGGTAGTTCTCGCCGCCGGGGAGGGTATATTGGGAGAATTTGGTAGGCTGACCCTGTGCAGAAATAATTTGATCAGTAAGAGCCCGATCACGATCAGCAAGTTCACGAACTCGCTCGACCCTTCCTTCTCTTTCCCCCGGACCCTGACCGCGAGCAATTTGCGAACGCGCTTCATTTAGCTGCGTCCTAACCAAAGCACGCTCTGTTTCAAGACCAGAGGTTAAGTCATAATCTGGACTACCCTTCACCACCTCGCCCAGTTGCACCTTGTTCGCCGCGATGTGATCCAGCAGATCCTGCTTGGTCACAGCTCCTGTCTGGTCGAACAGGTCGCCCAGTTTGAGCGTGTTTATTTCTTCCGGCTTCACGCCCGGCTGGTTGCTTAAGAAACCGCGCCACTGCTGGCCCGGTGCGGTGGTCTGCTTGGCTCCCTGCACCGCCTGCTCGACGGCGGAATAGAACGGCGGGGCGTGAGGCGCGAGATCGGCAAGCGCGCCCAGTTTGCCTTCAACACCCTTGATATTGCCGCCAAAACCGCCCGCGAGATCCTGCTCGCCGCTGCTGTCTTCCGCCAACTGACCCATCATCGCAGGCACGCCGCCCTGCTGGTACGTCGCAACATCACGCCGCGCCAGATCGCCCGCCTTCTGTAGCCAACTTTGCGGCGGAACGTAATCGTACGTTGCTGCCGGTGGCTGCTGGCCCGACATCATCCAGTCTTCCGGCGTCAGGCCACCGACAGCGTTCTGCGGCGGCTGCATCTGCGTCTCGTCGGGATAGAGATC